AACCTTCCAACCGTTACCTTCCATGCCAATACGACCAGCTTGTTGCAGTTGATCAGCAAGACCAAGTACAACATCTTGTGCATTATCACCACTGGTTAGGCTATACTTCAATGCTGGTTCAGAGATTACATTACCAAGTCTACCGTAAACAGTATCTAAGTTTTTAGCAATACGAACCTGATCAATAGCAGCTCCAACAACACCAAAGTCATCAACAGTACGAATACCAACTTCAGTGTAATCATACATATCATGTACACCTTTGATTGGTTGATCCATAGCGGGATTCATAGAATAGCCATACATTCCCATTTCATCAAGAGCTTCCTCTTGTTTAATAGCAGATTGAATGACAGCTTCTTCTGGATCAGCAGAACTAGCAGGTGGTTTATTTGTATCTAACCATTTACGTGCTTGAGGTGTTTCACCTACAAGTTGGTTAGACCTACGTAGTGCACCAGTAGTACCAGCAATAGCATTAACAAATTTAACACTACCAAGTGCTAAGTCAGTAACAAAACCAAGGCCAATATCTTCACGGATATTCTTTTGACGTTTCATGTCAGGAGTATCGCTATCCAAAGTAGCCATACTATCAGGAATAAAGTCAAACGTTTTGGGAAACGCTTTCTTTAAAGTACCTGTAGCATTGTCTTCTTCGTATTCACTACTGACAAGACCTACAGTAAGCCCAGCTAAAGCTTCTACACCACGATCACCCATAAACTGGACAAACTTATTCTGACCAACTGACCAGCCTACACGTGTGTTAGCAGCAGTACCAGCAGCTTTACCACCTGCACCTAATAAAATAGTTGGTGCAATAACAGAAGATATTTGTCTTACTGCTTGGGCTGTTTCATTTTCAAACTTAGTAGGTTTAGGTATATTAACACCAGGAATCATGTTAATTGTTTCTACACCAAAGTCTACCAAACTTGTAGGTATAGCTAATGCAAATTCTGCAGAAGACCTTGGATCTTCAGCAAAACCTTCTAGTTCACCACCTGTACCTGTAGCCATTTGTCTGCGGTTCCATTCACCACGACTCATTCCTTGGGCTTCGTAAAAAGAAAAGTCTTTGGTTTTGTCGAATGGTTCTTCTGGTGCTTGAGGTGCCGTAGCTGCCTCGGGTTGTGGAGCTTGTTCAGGTTGTCCTCCCGTAGGAGTAGAGGTTTCATCTAGTTGAGTATCTTCAATCTGTGCAGCCTCTTGTTGAAGCTGCATTTCAGCGTTGAATTCTGGAGATAACTCCATCTCACCTGGATCCTCCCTAAACATCTCGTTAGGATCGTATTCCATAGTTTAGTTAAATAGTGACTTTAATGTCGCAATATCTTGTGGTGTAATAGGACGCATTAAACCGCCTAAATGTAAATGTGTTTCATGGTTTGGATCACCATCACCAGGACCAATGATTTCTTCAAATAGACCCATACTTCTAATAGCGTCTTTAAGTTGTCTGGTTTTTTCAATGGAAGCATTGTATTCACCAGTTTGGTGTGTAACATCAAAAGCTTCCCCATAACCGTGATAACTATTACCAGCGTGTACAGGAGCAGTACCACCAAAATCAGGATGTTCTGCTACTTTAAAACCAAGACCAACAAGAGCGTTACCAGTTTGAACATATTGTTGGGGGTTTTCACGGTACATCATTGCACCAGTAAAAGATCTTTTAAATTGAGATCCAGCTCTCATTGCACCAGGTCTTTGGAAAGTAGATGTATTATTTAAACCTTGCTGTACCGCACGTGCCTTTGCCGCTGCTCGTGTCTTTGCATCATAGATCACACTACGAAATTCAGGGCTTACTTGTGCATTTAAATCTGTTGTTACTTGTGGTGGCGTTAATGGCGGTAGGTCTAAAGCTTCAAGCTGTGCATTAATAATTGTAAAAGGATCAGCACCATTACTAATACCAGCAACAGCTGCAACATCACGAGGAATAGTAAAACCAGGTTTACCGTAACCATTCATAATAGCCACTGCTTCTTCCTTAGTAATAATACTTTCAGGTGTTTGTAAAACTGTAGATAAACCTCTATCGTAAATATCTTTTTTAAGTTCAGTGTAATTACGGTTTGCTTTTTCTAGTGCTGGTAAGTTACCTTTGTTAAGATTAGGAAAGGTTGCACTACCTCCAGATTGATTAGGTTTACGATACCACAAACTATCTGGTTCACGTGCACCAGCTTTTACTTCTTGGGCTAATTGCTGGCCAATTGTTGTAGCTGCAGTATTAAAGTCCATACCACCTGCTACAGCTTGATCTACACGTTTACGATATTCAGCTCGCATACGACCTTGTAAAAACAAACTAGCAGGTGTATTAGGTTTGTTTGAACCAAAAGTTGTTACACCATTAGCAATTGTTTTAAAGGAATCTGATTGATCGTTAAAGACACCCTTAGTGTATTTCTTCTGTTGTTCTGCAAATCTTGCACCTAAAGCTTTAGCTGCTTCAGGGTCAATACCACTTAAAGCATCGACAGCTTCTTGTGTAATAAAACCATCAGGAATAGCTTCATACTGTTCAATAGTTTTAGCTTTTGCTAATGCTTCATGAGTATAGCCATTTGCATATTGTTGTATTACTTGTGGTATTCTACCATGAGTTTCTCTAAAGAATTCAATAGCAGCTTCAGCGTTTGCTTTACTACCATCTTCAACTAAACCTGCTAAGAATCTTTTAGTATCTTCTTTATAACTTAATTCATCAGCTTGAATCTGAGCAGTACGATATTGATTATCGCCTCGCATACGTGCTATTTTAAGCTCACCAAACGCACCTGGATTACTTTCAGCAAATGTTTTACCAGCTTGACCTTGAAGTGTATTTACTTTTGCTGCACCAATCTGGTCAATTGTAAATTGATATTCACCATTAACACCTCGTGCTAAACCAATGTCTTTTGTAAACCAGGCTACAGCAGCAGAAAAACCTTTTTCTTTTGCATATACTCTAAATTGATCAGGAGCATTTTGAACAAAAGCAGCAGGATTTTGAGTTAGAATTGTAGTAGCATTAGCCACTCTCATTTCTGACCTTTGTTTTAACTCACGGTTCTGAGCTTTTGTTTGAATACCTTGGTTAACACCTGCAAGAGCTGTTAAACCATCACGTAACATCTCAGGTTTATAAGCTAAGACATTAGACCTTTCAAAAAACTCTCTTTGGAAATTAGTAACAAAAGCAGCTGTTTGAGCAGAGTCTAAATCACCAGCATCTAACAAAGCTTTGTTTAGTTGCTGTGGGTAGATATTAGTTAAAATATAATTAACTCTAGCTTGGTCTAATTTATAACGACCGTTACTGTCTAAAGACCTAGCTTTAGAAATAGCAAGAGGAGGACCGTTTTTAGCTTGTGCTACATCAAGTTCACTTTGACGTACTTCTTCTGTAGCTGCTAACTCATACTCACCTAAGACTTGTTTAATAACTTCGTCTTGATTAGGATTAATTAAGAACTCATTAATAGCTTGTTGAGCACGTTCGTCAGACTTTACCTTTTGTATCTCTTCGTATTTTTTAGCAGCGGTTTGACTTAAATTAGCAACATTTTCAAAGATTTTAGATTGTGCTGCTTGATTTGTTTCTAATTGTTTTAGAGCAGTTTGAGAATCTAGTTGACTTTGACGTAATTGAGTTTGTTGATTTTGCGTTTGAATTTGAAAATTCTTTTCACGTGCTGACTTTTCATACTGTTGATTTGCTTTAACTTCTTCGTTAATACGTTGCCGTTGAGAAATGTCAGCTTCAGCAGCAGCACGCATACCTTGTATAACACGATTACTATCTTCACGCATACGTGAGATAGCAGCGTCACTTACTTGTTGTGGGGAGAAACCTCTAGATTTGGCAGCTCCCCTAAATTGTACTTGTTTTGCCATGGTTAATTAATAGGGTTGACCGCTTAAACCAGAGTAGTTTCCAAAAGTACCAAAACCGCCAGACCCATAACTACCACCACCAATATTAGGGCTTTGATAATTCATCTGACCAGCTATACCCATTCCAATTTGACCTGCTCCTTGAATAAATCCAGACATAATTGGTGCAAACGTACTTTGTCTTACAGGAGCTTGGATAGCTTGTGGCAATACTTCCATAGGTTCAATAAAGATACGCTTAGGTGCCTGCATAGGTAACGGAATATCTGGTGCTTTTTTAGGTTCAATCATCATAGAAGCATTAGCCTGTAGATCTGCAGCATAACGTTGCAACCCAATCTGTTGCATATTACGTTGTGATTGCTCTACAGAACTAGATAAACTAGCATCCATAATAGCTGCGTTACGACCTAAGGCTGCAATACTAGATTGTAAAGCTTTAGTACGTGAATTACCAGCTTGACCTAAAGCAGCTTTACCTTCGTTTTGCAGTTGATCAACCAACATACCTTGACGACTAAAAGAATCTTCAGTAAAAAGATCGTTTAATGCAGACTGTTCAGATTCATAAGCTTGCATTGCTGCAATACTATTATATGTAAGCCTATCATTTCTATTTGATACAGACTTGCCATATTGTTCAACAGCTGATAAGTATGAAAAATCTTGTAATTCAGTTTGATACTGCCATTGTCGTGCTAAGGTTTCCGCTTCAAATGCACGGGTATTAGCATAGTTTTGTTTATCAACTTCAAATACTAGTTTTTGGTATTCGTTAGTTTTATCAGCTGCTTCTTGAGCAAGCTCCATCTGATCTTCGTAAGCTTTTTCAGCTTGTCTGTTTGAGTCCGAGGCTTGCTTGGCACCGAAGAGGCCACTTACAATGGATGCACCACCACCAATAAGTGCACCAGCAATAGCAGGCGCAATGCTCATTTCCAGTCCAGACTCAGCTAACTGCTCACCCAGAAGATCATAATTTTTATTGATCATTAAGTCCTCCTATAGAAACGTGGAGAATAGTTTCCTTCCCACATCATTGACACCAACGATACAGGGTATGGTAAATTACTTGTCACTTTTAATTCAAAATTAGTATTACGTTGATGGATGGGTACAGTAAAAGTTTTCTCTTGTTTAATTGGATTACTATCACCTGTATAATAACTAGCTTGAGCTACATTTTTTACAGCAATCCATTCGTTAGAACCTTCAGCTTTTGATTTAAATACAACAGCACCAGTTCTACCAAGTGAAAAGTTAGCTCTAGCAATAGTTAATGTTGCAGTATAATCAGTAGTCGTAGCATCACGTCTATAGTAAAACTTAGGTAGTGTTACTTCAAAGTCATAGTTATAACCTACAAGCATACCGTCAGCATAACCAGTGAAATCACCTTTAATTTCAAAGTAATGATAACCTGTACCTGGTTCACTAAACCCTTCAACTTCAGCCCAATAACCAGCATCTGCCTCTAATGCAGCTGATGTATTATTTACTTCTGCTTTAGGTACGTTAAGAAGTACAGCACCTTTTGTATTTGCAATAGGAGTAAAAGGTAAGTAGATCTTAGTACGATCTAAGGCTTCCTCATAAACAACTGCTGAGACACCTCCACCAGGGCTTACAGGACGTGTAGCCATGTCTAGGCAGGCATTACCCTCAAAGTCACTTGCTGTTGATACAGAAGCTCCTGTAGGGATCTCATCAAGTACTATAGAGCCAATGGCATATTCATCTTCATATTGATGAACAACAAAGACATTATCGTTAATAATTTTTGCAGCTTGAATAGTGCTAGGTAATTGCCATTTAGTCCAAGCTTGAAACAGGTCTTTCTCACCGTTGTTATAATAACGATACAGGTAAAAGTAAGACGTATCTCTATCGATTAACATTACGACAGAGTTAGGTGGGCTTGTAGTAAGACCATCTACAGTAGCAGGAATCCATTCCAATACTGCTTTACTAATATCTACGACAACAGGGCTCTGCTCTACATCACGTAGTGCCATAGTAAATAATTTACTATAACCAGGTAGCCTACTGACAAATGCAGAAGTAGTACCAATATCTACAGGTGCAATATCAGTTGCCATTTCATAATTAGAAAGCGCTCGGATTACAGCAGAAGTTGGTGTAAGAGTGCTGGACTCAGTTGCATAAAGTTGAAACTGCTGACGTTCACTGAACAAGAGAAGACCTTGTGGTGACGGTAGCACATCAGATAGTTTAACAGGACGTACACTAGATACGTTTAAATCGACTGGATCTGAATCAATCTGTGTTAATGCTGACTTAACAAAAAAGTTATAGGTGTCATTAGCAACACCAAGGATCACATTGTCTCCTGACAATACACCAAAACGGTTACTGTAAAAGAAGGTGGAATTAATAGGTGATCCAATAAAGGAGGGTACAGGACTAGTTACATCGTCACCAGCCAACCTATCTTTATAAGTAATAGGACCAAAGGTAAACGTAGTAGCACCAGTGTTAGACAACTCATGTGGCATAGTTGTGTTATCTAAACCAGGAGAGGCATTACGTGCTATTGTCTCTTCCCAATAACCACGTCCTCTGTTTAAAACAGTGTCATAAGCAACAAACTTAACATGGTAATCATCTTCTTGACTATCGCTGTTTAGTATTCTTACGTTATGATCAGTAAAAGATTCAAGTGGTAATTTAGATACATCTGTTACATCATCTTCAAATACTTCAAGTGCAGTGTTATTAAGACCACCTCTAGCATCAATGTTAAAAGCTACGGGAGTACCAGTAACTGCACTGTAATCTGTTACAACTGCATTAGCACCAGTACCACGTTTAATAACTATACTATTGTTGTATCCTTCTAAATACCAAATACCATCAAAATCTGCATTAGATGCTGCATGTTGTGCTTCAATAACACTTTTAATTTTATCAATTAAATGATGATTAATATTAACATCAGCTGCATCATACAACAACATATCATCAAATGTTGTATTGTTTTGAGCAGTTACCTGAGCTTCTATATTTTGAATAGTAACAGTGTACTCAAACGTTTCAACAAGTGTAAGTAGTTTAAGTGTAGCAACGGATTTTTCAACATATGTACCATCTGGTTGCATGGCAGTAGTCACTGTACGATTAGTGATGATCGTAGTATCTTGAATGCTACGAAAATGATAATCGTTTTGTGTAATACCAGTTAGATACGAAGTAGCATATGCTCCCCCACCTGGTGCAGTAACAGTACACAACGTACCCTCGGCTGCTGTCCAGATATAAATGTTTGGACCTTTTATACAACCAATGAAAGAACCAGCACTAGCACGGTCAATATAAAACCATACTGCATCTGCTAGTTCTGCTTTAGTAAATACATCACCATTAGCTTTTTTTAAAACATCAATGTGTTTCATCCCAGGTCTTTTAAGTAGACCAAAGGTAGCGTCAGGATAACCGTTAATGCATTCAGTTAACTGACCTTCTAATTTTTTGTCGTCATTTTGTTTAGAGACACCACCAAGAAAATTAGGTGTCAATTGAGTTACTGCTGGCATTATCGAATTAGGGAATCAAAGGGACTGTAGCTCTTATAGTAATTACCTTGTTGAGGTGCACCAAAGAAGCTATGGTCACCTTGGTTACAATCATATTCAAGAGCCATTGCCCTTGCATACGCTTCTTTTTGTTGTAGCATTTGATATTGATTTGGGTCACCAATAATTCTACTAGATACAATAGCAGCAGCACGTGCTACAATGTAAGCTTGAATAGGTTGAGGGATGTCTGAGTAGTCTCGTTCCCATACTACATCAAAATAAAGCTTTTCATCTGTATCCCATATGTCAGTATGCTTAATAGTATCATAAACATAACCAGCACGATTAACAACATTACGACCAAGACTGTTTGTGTAGTCTTGACTTAAATCCATTTGAATTACATTGTTAGGAATTGGTATCTTTTTAGAACCATTTGGTGCAAACTGATCATAGTTTCTTTCTGTATTATAAGACCAACCTTCAGATTGTACTTCACGTAAAACTTCTTTTAATGTATTGTGAGCAATTGCAACATCTGGGTTGGTTTGAGTCTCTACTTTTTGGGTGACAATAGCTCTAGATAGATCAAGAAAATTATCTGAAGTAGCTACTGTTTGAGTAATATTAGTTGTGTACTCATACAGAATAGGATCTAATGTTAACGTGGTAGACGTAGCATCAGGTGCACTAACTGTATAAGTATAAGGACCAGAACCACTAGGTCCTGATTGTACTAATACATTAGCAATTCCAGTTCCAGTAATAAAAGTATTCTTCGGAATATATGGGGATGGAGAAGTAAGTACATTACTTGTAATAGAACCTGTGGTAGAGAACACGGTTTCTGTAGCAGCAATTGCTGTATTATTAGCAACACCAATACCAGAAATGTAAGTACCAGCTGGAATGTTATTTGTATTAGTAAAGAGTTTAGTAGAATCTAAAAAGCCTGTAATTCTTGACACCTCATTAAATACGAGGATTTCTTCTGTATCTAGCGTAGTGACAGGAGCCTGACCAACTGACGCCAGGATCTGATTAACAGCTTGTAGCTCAGTGTTGGAGCCAGTAGTAGGAAAAGGCATAATTTGATAATGAGTATTATTCTCAATAAAGAATTAAAAAAAAGGAGCCTCCGAAGAGACTCCCAATATAAGATAAATTAGAATGCGGCAGGCTTGGTAGCGGTACCGGCAAACAGTTCAACAGCAGCAGCTGGGTTCAGGTAGTCAGCACCCATAGCCAGACGGCCAAGGATCACGTCACCCTGATAGATAACAGAAACGTCACCACTGGTTACTTGAACCTGAGGAGCAATCGCTTCGACACAACCAGCAGCTTCACGCTGGAAGATCAAACCACAGCTATTAGCAAATTCGGTTTCTTCACCGTACTCATTGTTGATACCGGTAACATCGTTAGCAGCATCTTCAACAGCTTCGGATACGAACGAACCGGTGTTACCAGGATCGGTAACGCCAGGGTTGGTAGCAGAACCAGTACCGTACTTAGTACCATACTGAGAGAAGAAAGGAATGTTCATGGACTTGTAGATCTTGATACCAGCAATCTCTACAATACCGTCACCGCTTTGCAGTGCAGTACCTTGGACATCGCGGTTGATAAGACCATTAGAACCAGCAGCTTGGATCAGCGCATAATATTGGCGGGGGTTGAGGACCCCGACCCTGCCGTCCTGACTGACTCCCTTTTCGTCCATTGCAGCAGCAGCATCATAGAATGCATTGACCAAAGCAGCGGAAGAATAAGCATCAGATGCGCTAGTAGTAGTACCAACACGAACCTGAGTACCACCGGGCTCAACATAGTTAGTAGCAGTGATAGGAGAAGCAGCACGTGCACCACGAGTGATAGCACGGAAGATCAAGCGGTCATACTTTTCTGCCAAGGCGTAGCCGATTTTACGACTAATTTCTGAGCGCAGATCGTAATGAGAAAGAGTCTCATCAAGGTCGTAAACGAAAGCTGAACTGATCAGCAAGTCGTCAACCGTGATGGTCTTCTCAGCCACAGGAGGCGCATTGTTGCTATCACCAAGGATGCTGTTTCCAGGAGTATGGAACTCAGACTTGGTACGACCTGTGTAGATGAACTGCAAAGATTTGCCGTTCTTAAGTGTACGCTTCATCACAAGATCGCGGGCGATCGTGTTACGTTGGAAGCCTTTGAACATTTCTCCACTGAACAGTTTCAGATAGAGAGCGCGGGTATCACCCGCCAAGTTAGCCTGACCCAGCTGAGTTAGCTGAGCGGGGTTAACAGAAGATTGAAAAGCCATTTTTAAAAGAGAGTAATAATGTAGACTCTCAAAGATCTTTGAGTTATTTAATTTTTATTGTGG